AACCAACAGCACCAGCAGCAAAGGTAACTCTCGAAGTTATAGCGTCAATTCCTGCAGTAAGCACAGCAATAGCACGACCACCTACAGTGTTCACCAAAACCCCAAACAAAGCTACAGTATTTGAAAGAGATCCTGAAATAAAATCTGCTACAGGAGCTAATCCTGTTGCAATAAATGCGCCAAACTGTAAACCAACATCAGTTATTCTTGCAGCTAATTTTTGGAGTGATTCAGCAGCTGTGTTAGTGCTAACATCAACATCTTTATATTTTCTTGTACCTTCTTCAATTACTGCATTAACAAAAGCTTGACGACGTTCAAAGTTAGTCAGAGAAGTTACAGACTTACCCACAGAGTCAGCATAAGTTTTAACTGCTGGATCAATTCGAGTAAAAATACCAAGTTCATCTAAAAGTTCTGGTTCAAGTTTAGCAGCACCTCGTGTTACACGAGTAAAGGCATCTGCTAAGTTACGACCCAAAGCTTTAGAAGCTCTTAAAGAAACATCAGATAAATTTGCAATTTGAGTAGCATTAAAACCAGAGACAAGACCTAAGTTAACTTGTTGAACTGTGTCTAATAATGATAATTGAGATTTTGTTATTTTTTGAACTGTAGAAATGATTTGATCGCCACTGGATCCAATACTATTTGCTAAACTGTTAGTACCAGAAATAATCTGTTCAAACTCAGCCGCTCTTCTCAATGCGACAAAAGCAGCTGTAATAGCAAAAATATTAGCGGCAGCGGCCGCATACGACCCGACAATACCGCCTAAACCATTAGCTTGAGCAGCAAATTGACGGCCTGTTGACGCAGAAGATTGACCTAACCGAGTAGTATTACGGTCTAAGCGTACAGTAGCTTTACCAGTATTATCAAGGTCTTTTTGGACTTTACCAAAACCTTCGGTTCTACCTTTTAAAGTAGCAATTGTACTTTTATTGCCAGCCACTTATCTTCCTCTCTGCACTTTTGAAAGCGAGTCTTGTTCTTTTCGTTTTTGAGCGTAGTAACTACTCATTTCTGATTCGCCTGCACGTAATAACTCAAATACAGCTCGACGATCTTCTATCTCATATATATTAAAGATAGCTTCTAACCCTGCATAGTCTTTACCCATCCAAGTTCCACTCATACCTTCCCATTTATCAGGTAGTGCGTTTAAAACTACGAGTGCTTGTTGAGCTTCTAATGAAAGAGTAGATGGATCTATTGGAATATCTTCTTCACGAGGTTCCCAACCCATCTGCTCACACATCTCAAAGTACTGATCTGCATTCATACCTCCGCCAAAAAGTGAGTTGCGAAGGTAGTCAGTTAGTTTTTTGCGTCTGTCTCAGCTTTTTGTTTAGAAAACTGTTCAAAATCATTCATCGCATCTGTAACAAATTGATCAAATACAGTAGATGATTTCAATAGTTCTACAGCTTCTTCTTCACTATAATCGATATTTTCATTAGCGTCCATTGAAGAAATATCAACAGGAAGAAGAATAGGAAGATGCTTTGCTTTAAGCCCTTTCCATCCAACGATTGCTTTTTCTGCATAGTGCTCCAAAAACTTGTCGTTATCGATTTCTTCTTCACGCTGGCGTGTACGTTTATTAAATTTATAACTAAGAGATGCGTTGCGAATTTTCATTAGATCTTCACGTGTTAGATAGCGAAGATTAACTTCAAAACCATCAATATCTGGGAACTCTACCCAGGTAGTGGTTTCTTTTGCAACAAGATTTTTAATTTTACTCATGATTTCCCCTCATAAAAAACGAGTGCCCATTACATATCTGCTTCTCAAAGGTGAGGGGGAACCTTGATTTGCAAGTAATGGGCACTCTTCTGGTAAAAAGTGTTAGTGTTCCCCCTCAGAAACACTTAATAATTAAGATTTAGCAGCAAAGATAGTTACTTCACCACCATCGCCTTTGTTAGCGGTTGTTTCTTGGCCAACAAAGTTAACTGTCATTGAAATGACGTCTTCTACAGCAATTGCTGGAAACTCAAACTGACACGCATCAAGCTGGAAAGCAACATATGGAGCTGTTGCACCACCAACGATCAGGTTAGCGTTTGAAGTTTGTGCAGAAGCTGTACGAGAGTCATTTTGAATATTTCTAATAAACTGAGCTGACTCATTATCGCCAGAACGAAGATACATTGTAGCAGAACCTGTTACAGCACGTGTACCAGTGAACTGACCAATTGGTTCATTCAGGTTTGCAAGTTCTTCTGGTGTTAAATAGGTAATGTTGTTATTATAGTCAAAGCTAAGAGCTGTAACTGGGAACGTATACTTAACATCTGCTCCACCAGCTGAAGGCTGATGATGGAACTCAATAGCACTCAAACGATTCTTAATGAATGAGTTAGTTCCAATAGAACCAGCAACATTCATCTGGTTATATGGATGATAGTGAGCTGTTACTGTAGCTTCACTCGCATTTGAGTTAGCTGTAACGGAAGAACCATCATTTAGAATACCACCAAATACTGAAACAGCATTATCACGTGGAGTGCCTGTTAGTTCTTTCATTGTTGTACCAAAACCAGTCCAAGTTGTGGTAGCAATTTCTTCAATACCTGCATCAACAGTTGCCTGATTAACAGTAGAATTTGAAACTTGGAAAATTACGTTATCAAGTTTAAAATACATATGGTTTTCAACAGCTGTTGAGAAGTTTGAACGACTTGAGTGTGATCCTGTACCAGCAGCTACGTTTACAGTACGAAGTCTTCCACCTGTTTCCCAAACAGATTGTTCAGTGGCACCTGAAGCAACTTTTGTATTAGATACCATTGACTGCCACATAAACCAGTCAGCAACTGGCTTAACATTACCAGTTTGTGTTGATCCTGCATCAGTTGAATCTGCAGCCGCACCAGTTATAACACCAGTTGGACGAAGATAAACTTGAAGATTCCAGTCTACTGGGTTAATAGCAGTATTAAAGCGCTGCTGTGAACGATCAGGGTTTGTTCCTGATTCGAGGCTTGTAATGTCCTGAGTAGCAGCAGTTGATGTAACGGCAAAACCAGCTAACACTTCAAGTTTCCAAGTGTTTTCTGGAGTCATAGCAGTAACAGCCGCACCGTTCACCAAGTCAACAGTGGACATAAAGACCTCAGAGTTTCTTTGTAAATTAAGAGATGCCATCCCTTTCTCCTTATCCGTCTAATCTATAGACTATTGTTAGTTCAACCTCTGCTAATCCGTATGGAGTGGCTAACCCCTCATCAGAAGTAATACTATCTATTGTTATATCTAGTATACCTTTATCAGGATTATCACCAATAGAATAAATGACATGCTCAATATCTTGAGTAATATCATCCACGAGGCTTTGAGAATTATCTTCTCCAAATACGTATGCTCTTATGGTAGCGTCTAAAGTTGCTACCGTCAAACTTTTAGAATTAAAATCTCGAAGTTCGGTACCAGCGCTTACGTATAACGCTGGAAAATCGTTTACCTCATCTAAAAACTTTATTCTACGATAAACGTTAGAAAACACGTTTTGAGTATAGGTATACGAAGAATTAAAATCAGATGTTTCACCGTCAATCTCTTTTAGTTGAGCAACAATAAAATCAATTATTTCTGTTCTGCGTGATTGAGGCATTTTTAACCACTCTGCTCTCTTCTATTATTGGGGTTAAGGTATCTATGAAACTCACCTACAAGTTGACGTACTGCAGGTCTTAAACCTGATTGTACAACCAACTTATCAACGTCTCTTTGAGTACCGTCATAAACATTATAAATAGGATCAAATGTATACTTAATAATGTTTTTTCTTTGATTGTACTGTAAAATTCTAAAAGAGTCAACCAGTCTACCTGTTCTATAAGTAAGAATATCAGGACGAGCAGGAGGAGGTCCTCCAGGAACACCTGTGGGCATCTTTTCTCTAAACAACCGACGAGCTAACGCTTCTATCTGAGCTATTGAAACTTGTGCTTGTAAATCTTCTCTCGGTTGAAGCTGTCTTTTTCGTGTCTTAGCTCTTGTGCCAGCAGTGATAACACCAGGACCCCCTTGCGACTTAGTATTAATATCTAATATAAAAGGACGACCAGCTGATTCGTCAAACTCTTTAATTATAAGTAACAACTCAGCAAAAGCATTTACAAAACCATATTTTTTATTAAGACCCGTTTTATTCAGAATTTTAGCCCCTTCACCTTTTACATAGTACTCAAGTAGATTCTGAGCAAAATTATCTGCCGTAGCTTGTGCTACCTTAGTCGATATATCAACAAGCTTACTTTTAATAAACTTTTCAGCTTCTTTAGTGGGTCTAATATTGACAGTTCCCTTACGAAACTCTAAAAATAAGAATTTACGCCTATTCTGTTTATTTTGAATGTTAAACGCTTTAGCTAATCCAGGAGCTGCTTGTATAGACGCTTTTCCGTCTATAGTTGTTATAAGCAAATAATTTACCATTTTTTGATTAAACTGTTGAATAGCTCTATTTCTATAGTTTGTTTGTGATTTAGATTCAAACCATTTCCATAGATCATCAGTATTATTAAGAGTAATATTAACAAGTTTTGGAGTTCCGTCTTTGTTAAAAACAGGTTTTCCGTCTTTTGTTGTAACTTGTTTTTCTCCTGATAAAGCAAAAAGTCTCTTACCTTCATCAGTATAACGTCCAGGAGCTAAACTTGTGAAAGATGATCCACCAGGTTTATTTGGGTCTGCCTGTTGTTTTATCTCAATAGTTCTAAATCCTTGACGAGTAACATCACTCGCTTCAAATTGAGATGCAAACTCTTTTCCTACAAGTAGTTCCAAATCTGCAATAGATATCTCTGTATCAGGGACAGAAGATGGATTAGCATAGGCAGATGGGTTCTTAGGTTCACCATAAAAACCACGAATTGCTGGAGGAAATCTTTTAGGACCCTTACCGCCTGCAAAAAAGTCAGATAGTTTTGCTTGGTCAAGCATTTTAGCTCTATCAGATAAACTAGCTTTATATCTACCAGAAGAAACTTCTTTTATGGCTTTAGTTAAGTCCTCTTTTCTAGCTCCACTCTGAACTATGCCATCAAATATTAAATCAATATTTAAACGAGGGCCTTTAGCCATTAAGAGATAATCCTATATAAATCTAAGATACGACGAATATGAGGAGGAAAATTACCAGCAAGAGGATAGTTGTCGCCTCGTTCACCTTCAAATGAGAAGCCTTTCTTTTCTTGATCTTGTTTATAGATAAGTTTAATCATATCAAGAGTAGCTAATTGAATGTCTTGTGGAATCTCATTAGATTCATATCCAGCCCGATAATCAACTTTTACACCAGAAGGAAAAGGAGAGAAACCTGGAGGACCTGAAAGAGTTAGAGCTGGGTAACTGTTACGAATAGTCGGGTAAGTACCTCTTACTCCAACGGCACCTGTGTCGCGAGTTACTTCAC